ATACCACTCAATGGACAACTCTCTGCCACGAGCAGCATTTTTCAATGATTGAATGTATTTACTCTGAGCCATAGTATTATTTATACTGAGGGTTCAAATGATCTTCGGTAAGTATCTTAAACTCCATGTTTTGGTCTTCGCAGTATTCTGTTGCAGATTTCCATTTTGCAGAGTTAATACCCCAATTCTCTACATCCTTATACCACTTTTTTGTTTTACGTTTTGGGTTCTTTACTGGTGGTTTGGTTTGATATTTTGGTTTGACCTCAACAATAAACTTCTTAATCGCACCACTAGATTGTCTGACTTTCATGTAAAAGTCTGGAAAGTAACGGTGTATTCTACCATCCCATGGCGACCTGTAAGGTATGATAATCTCTTCACTCCCCCACTCCAGTATTGCATCTGTGTTATCACAATAAACCATAAGTTTACGTTCCCATAGTGAACGATAGATCACTTGAGAGGAATCACCCCTATATTTCTTAGGGTTTATTGGTTTGTATCGACCTTTGTACGCCATGGTGTATAAATAATAAAAAAAGTTGTAAGGATATTTATATGGCAATAGATTTTGCAAGAGGTGTTGCAACACAAATTCTTGGTTCTGAACTGAGAAAGGTTGCTGGTGGTATTGGTGGTGCGATTAGACCATCATCAGAAAGACCAGAGTCACCAACGGAGCCTTTAACAAGAACAAAATATAGCACTGACCGTTTAAGTTTTCCACTTGACATTGGTGACAATCCAGGCATTGGTGAACACGGACATTATATGTTATTTTTTATCAACGAAGTTCAATCTGCGGAGTTGGGATTTGGTAGTGGTAAGGATGGAGCAAAAAGTAGTGAGGAGGCAAAAGCACAATTTGGTAGTTATCAAGATGCAGCTGGAACTCCACAAGTAAAAGAGATTGAAACTAAAAGACAAACAACAAAAACTGGTCTAGGAACTCCAACCAATTTAAGTGCAATTGGTGCGGCCGCACTTGCAGAAGCCACCACAATCACTGGTGAAGGAACAACTCAAGTTGATACTTTGGGAGCAAGTTCTTATGGTGAGTATGCAAAGAAAAAATCGGAACGGCGAGAACAACAACTTGCTGCAGAAGAGGAAAAACAAATTAAAGAACGACTAAAAAGTGACCCAGAGCAAAAAAACACACTTTTTGTAAAAAGAGCTCCAACAGTAAGAAGTAAAACTGTCATACAATTGTATATGCCACCTAATATTCAAGTGGCATATAAGTCAGATTATGCAGAGGCAGGTATAACCAGTTTAGGAAAAGGTGCAGTTGATGTGTTTGATACCTTAACATCAGCACAGGACTTCACAGGTAAAGCAAAAGGTGTAGTAGATGCAGTTACAAATGCAACTGGTGAAATGTATATTCAGAATAGACTTTTAAATTCTGATGGGCAAGGAAGTGCGTTCCAAAATTCAGGTCATAAAAATTATACAGATTTTGCAGGTGGAACAAACCCACCAACAAAAAACTATGGAGTTGGAACTGGTGTTACGACATTGATAACAAATATTCCAAGAGATTTACACACAACAGTCACTTCAAATCATTTTACAAGATATGATGCGA